ATTATTTTCTAATATGTATAAACGTATATTTAAACAAATAGTTGTGAATAAAAAAAAGCACCCATATTTGAGTGCTTCTTCTTGTTTGATGTTTGTGTTTAAAAAGGTAGGTCGTCTTGTTTTAAACCTTCTCTAATATTCGTCTTTGCGTCTTCGTCACCACCAGCTTCTACTTCAGCTTGGTAAGGTTTACTAAAGGCAGCACTAAAATACTTTACACCGCTTTTACTTTCGTTTAGCCATAAGGCTACTTCTTTTTCTACACCGTCAATAAGTGCTTTACCTTTGTAGTCTGGTTGTGAATCCGTTTTTTTGTAGTTGTTTTTAAAGATTGCACCTGTGTTATTCTTCTGTTCCATAATCTATTGTTTTACTTAATATATATGCGCTTAACGTCTTTCGTGTGCGCCTTGCTTTTAGTTTTAATATTTCTTTTTCTTCGTCTGTTACTCTAACTATTATTACTTTGTTCTTTCGTGTTTTCATTGTATAAGTGTTTCATAGTACTTTCTACATTCTTCTATTCTTTCGTAGATAGCTTTTATTACTTCTTTGTCATACCTTACTTCAAAAGTTTTTATTCGTTTTTCTGGTGGTATATGGTCAAAGTTGTGTCGTGCTTCTACGTCTGATCGTAGTTCTTCGTTTTCGTCTATTAAGTGTTCTTTCCAATGCGCACGCCTTACTTCGTCTTCTACTATTTGAAAAGGTGTGTTTACTAAACAATATGCAAGTATAGACTTTCGTTTTTTTGTCAAAGCCATATAGCCTTGTAGTTGGTAGAAGTAATCTTTATTTGGTATTTCTTCTTCGAACCACGGAAAAGTAGTTGCGTCATAACTTGACTTCACGTCTAAAAGTATATTATCCGTGTTTACGTCTGGTGTACCTGTCAAGTAATCATTTTCAAAGTGTTCTTCGTTCTTATACATAAAACCAAAGTCGCAATTGTCTTGAACAAGGTCTATAGATTCACGTTCTACTTCTATGCCTTTATCGGTGTAACGGCTTGAAAATTCTTTCTTGATGCCATACATTTCTTCTATAGCTAACTCCTGAAGATAGCTTTTACAAGTCTTACTCAATACTTCGGACTTGCTTCGGCTATTAGTCATTATTTTACCTAACGCTGAACATCTAATCTTCAACATAACTCTAAAGCTTTAATTTGTAATTCAGTTAGTTCATATTGGCTTACAAGTTGTTGTTTAGTGTAAGTACCTTCTTGTACGGCTTTAAGTGCGCTTTCGAATCTTTGTTTAGTCAAAGTTTTCTTCGTGTTTGTGTCCTTGCCGTGTGTGTTAGTTGCGTCTGCATCTTTAGTGTCATCAATTAAGAACAAACCATTTAACGCATACTTTCTTGCATAACTTGAACTACTACCGAAACTTTGTGCTATGTCCATACCTTTACGTGTTGGGTCAATGCCAGCTTGTGCTTTTACCGCTTGCATTTTATTACCGTCAGTAATTACTGCCGTAGCTTCTACATACATATAGCCAGCCGCTTCTTTTACTTCGTCAGTTAAGTTAAGTGCTAAGCCGTTAAGTAGTGGTTTTACGGCTTCAAGTATATCTTCACAACTTCTGTACTTGTAGTTGCCAAACTTGTTGAATTGGTTTTTAGGTGCTTTTAGTTCTTGCTGGATTTTCGCCAGTCTTGCAATTAGTGTGTCTTTCATAACGATTTATTTTATTGTTTATACAAATATAGTAATTATTTATTTAATTCTTTCTTTTTTTGTTTATACTTTTCAATGATTGCTTTTAATTCTTCGCGTGTGTACTTTCTTACTTTGTGTGCTTCTTCGTGTAGTTTTATTAGTTCATCGCCACCTATTCGTTTTTCTATACCTATTTGGTAGTTTAGTAGGTCACCACTTTTATCTTTGTTACAAGGTCTGCTACATTGTGCGTGAACATTTAGTTCAGAAAAACGGACACTACCAAAACCACCAGCAGAAAAATAATGACCTGCATCTATATTGCCTTTACGTAATTCTTTGCCACAAGATATACACGGATAGCCAGCTTGAATGTCACGCTCTCTTATATATGCGTTAAAGTATCTTTGTGCTTTTTTAGTAAGACTTTGAACGGTTTCAAGTTCTTCCTTCATTTGTTTCTTTTCTTTCTGCCAATTCTTTACTTTTGCCGTTTCTACCCATACCTTGACGCATTCACTTTTAAAGCAATACTTTTGGTTAAAGTGTTTAGCTTCAAATTTTTCTTTGCAGTTTTTACATCGTGGCATTTAGAATAAACTTTTTTGTTCTGTATTCGTGTTTTTGTAGGTTTCTCTTGCTACATCAAAAATAGTTTTACCAGCTTCATAGTCTACTAGGTTACGTGCTATTTTGTTTATTGGTTGTTTACCTTTATATGTAAAAAAATCATAATCGTGAAATTTACATAAATTTCTGACTTCGTTTTTACCTTCACTTATTTTTACCTTGCGTTCACTTAATACATTAGGCAAATTAAAGTTAGTCCAATACAAGTGCCTACCTCTTTTTTTTGCTGGTATTAAAGGTTCATAATATGGTATAACATTTTCAACTACATACTTTCCTTTAAAATGATGTTGCAAAAATATAATTTCTTGATACAAACTCATATTAGGATATATTGGTTTCTTACCATTTGCACCAAAACCCCAATACCTTGCTCTACTATGCGTAGGACAAGGTGGTGACGACCATATAAAATCAAATTCTTTGTAGTGGTCTAATAAATATTGGTGTGCGTCTGCTACAATTACTTTGTCATTAGGAAATCTTTCTTGATATAGTCTTGCAAGTTCTTCGTCTAATTCTATCGCAGTCACTTCGCAGTTGTCCCATAACAACCTATTACCACCTAAACAAGCATATAAATTTAATACTTTCATAATTCTGTTTTTAAGTCTTTTATTTCTTCTTTTAACGTCAACACTTCTTGTTTAAGGTCAGCTATAACCATTTGAAGACGTAGGTTAGCTTTGCATTCCAACAAGTATTCATCTTCAAACTGCATAAAAACGGACTGAAATTGGCTAACGTCTTCTAAACTTTCTAACATAGAATTTATTAAGTCTTCACGTTCTGGGTGTTTACTTTGTAACTCCTCAATACTATTAGTAAATTTTATAATAGTTGTTTGTAGGTTTACTTTTGCTTTTAAAATATCTAAAGTGTTCATTTATTCGTGTTTTGGTTGTGCATAAAGCTTGTTATAAACATTCGGTTCTGGATTGTCTTGGTCGTAATATAAAAACTTTTCTTTGTCAAACCATAAAAGTAATTGACCAATGTTACCTACTGAACGTGGTTTAATCTTGTTAAAGTTAATTATTGCTTGGTTGTGGCTTAAGTCGTCACGGTGTACCGTTATCATACACTTGCCACTATTAAACCATTCACTACCACCTTTTAGACTATATGGATTTGGTATTTCACGTTTACCATTTATTTTTTCAGTTAGTTTTGGGTGTATAATTGTGTGTAAATGTAAATCGTTGTCTTCAGCTATTTGGTTTCTATAAGGTAATACTACTTCTAAATATTGTGCATAACCACCGTATTCGTGGTATGGGTGCGACATATCTTTCCAACTATCAATACTTGCCGTGTGTAATCCGTGTTTTTGTTTAAGTTCTACTGCGTAATCGTAAAAGTCAAAAGGTGTCATTTTCGCCTTTACGTCATACTTTGTTAGTATTTTAAAGTGTTCTAAAACCCAATCAATAGAACTTGTTATTTCACGGTCTTTAATTACATTGTGTTCTAACGGATTGAAACTTTTGCCTGTTAGTTTGTGTATAAGGTCGGCTAATATTTCTACGTTGTTACCTACGTCTGGAAAATATACCAAGTGCTTCCAACCATAGAACTTACTTGTGTTTAGTAGTAATTCCATAAGCACCTGTGTTTTACCTGACATTGGAAAACCTGTCCAATCGGTGCAGTTGCCTAATTGCATACTATAAAATTCATCTAATGATCGCCAACCTAAATACTTACCTTTTTCGTTGTAGTTGTCGCGGTGTTTATAAATCTTATCAAGTACGTCACTTGCTTCTGTTATCTTATATCCTTTTAATTCCACGGTGCTTTAAATCCTTTATTCGTTTCTAATTCGTGTTTTGTTTGTTCTTTCTTTAACCAATTCTTACAAGTCAAAAATAACGATTTATATTTTTTGTTATTCTTGAAATTTTCAATACTATCTAAACACGAATCAATAGTTTTCTTTTCATAGTCAACTTCTAACTTTTTAAATTCTTCTACACTTAAAGACAAATGTGCGAAGCTTCTATATATATCATTTACATTAACACTTACACTTACACTATCAGTTGACGAAAATGAACGACCGTTAACGACTGTTGAATTTCGTTGACGAACTTCAGCACTTTTCTTACCAGCCTTTTTACGTTGTTCGTGTTGTTTTTCCCACTTCTTTAAGTCGCGTTTTAAGGTGTGTTTAATATTAGCAAATACTGCATTAATTAACATATCTTCACTTATTGGATTTTCGTCATTTACATAAGCAAATATGTGTTTTATTAGTTCGCCAGCCTTTTCGTTATCTAACGCGTCAAAGGTTTCTTTCCAATCTGCATAAGCTATAAATGATTTTTTGTTTTCTGCCATATTCTATAAATAAAAAAACGTAACGCTTTCGGCTGCTGGGATAGCCTACTCACGTCACGTTAGAAAGAATGTTTTTAGATTGTCCCAGCGACATACAAATATAATTAAATTTCTATTCTTTTAAATAAATTAATATTATAAATTGTTCTTGGTTTTTTACCTTTTGTTCTAAATACTTGGTCTTTATTTACTTTGGTATTTAAATATAAAAGATTGTGATAATAAATACATTTTTCTTCAAGGTCATAAACAAAAAATATTGGTATTACTCCGGTATCATTGTAAAATTGTATTCTTCTATTTATTTGCCATTGTGGTAAACCGTGACCGTCAAAAGGTGGTGACTTAAAGATTTCTTGTGTTTTAATTTCGCCACAATACCAATTGTCATTTTCTTTAAACATTATGTCTACTTGCATAAAAGGTATTTTTTCGTTCATAAGATATTTTCTTATAATTTCTTCACCTTCTAAACCTATTTTTATTTGGTCTATATTGTCGTCAAACCAGCTCATATTCTTTCTTTTATTAATTCTACATATTTATCTTCTATTTCAATACCCGTTGCTTTTCTATTCGTGTTTTTAGCGGCAACTAATGTACTACCACCACCAGCAAAAGGTTCTAATATTTTGTCGTTTTCTTGACTTGATTTTTTTATTAAATACTCTAACATATCTAAAGGCTTTTCCGTGGGGTGTATATTTTTTGCTGGGTCTACTCTTTGAAAATTAAGTATATCTCTATCTCGTGTTCCGTTTAAATCTTTCCATTTTTTATTGTATCCAAAATAAACAATATCATAACTATTGCCATAGCTTTTTAGATCGCCCATTCCTATTATTTGTCTATCCCATATAAGAATGTTTTTTAATGTTAAATACTTTTCTATAATTGGTTTTATTTGTGGCAAGTAGTTTATATTACCAAATAAATAAAAGTGTGCGTCATCTTTTAATAAAGGCACACACTCCTTTAATACTTCTTCAAACAATACAACCGTATCTTCTATTTTATCATTTTGTATTTTATCTTTTGTATTCCAACCACTTTTAAAGTCCATACCATAAGGCGGGTCACTTAACAATAAATCATAACTTTTCTTATTTAAAGTTTTTAATATGTTACGGCTATCGCCTTCAATTATTTCTTGTTCTTTGTTAATTTTTAAAATAGGTTTTTCAAAAGCTTCTTTGTTTTTTTTATACGTTGTTTCTTTTTCATATTGTTTAGCTGCTTTTAATAGTCTACTTGTAGTAAGTTCTATTCGTTTATTTGATTCGTCTTTTGCTTGTGCTATTTCTTTTTCAAATAATTCTTCAGGCATTGAAGCAATTTTTTGAAATGTAGAAGATTGTTTTTTATTAATACCTAAACTATCAAGTTCCTTTATGGTACTTGATTTTGCAGTAGCTTGTGTTTTTATCTGACCACGTTTTTGACCGTCTCTAATAAGATCACCAAGTATCTTTTGTGTTCTTAACTTTTGTTCTGCTATTGCGTTTTGAAGTATTGCGTCTTTCTTTTCGGCTTTTGCCCACGTTTCAATAGCTTTTACTTTATTTAAATATTCAACACCACTTTCAACGGTTGTTATTTGTGCTAATTGTTTTTGTGCTTCGTCACGAAGCATTAATGTATCTATCATATTAATTCTTTATATAAGTTATTTTCTGTCCTACTTTTTATTTTATCTAAATCACGTATTGTAGTGGCTTTTAGAATGTCTTTTTTTAAATCATACGTTTTTTTGTGAAACTTAAACTTACCG